GGTGTGCCTCAACGGTGGTATAAACACCCACGGGTATATTTGCCTAGCTTAACCTCAATCGGAAAATTTGCTCTTCCGATCTTTGGGATTCAGGAATCTGAAATAGAAATCCTGGTCTCAAGGAGAATTGAGTTTCGTGCCGAACTTATGTATCGGTACACGATTCCTCAACTCAAGGGGTATGTTGGTCGAATTGCGCAATTATGCGACGCGTATGGAGTCAAAGCCGACGCTGGAATTATTTGGGATGCAATCCCTCTTACTTTCATCGTCGATTGGTTCATAAACGTGTCGCAGTGGCTGCATGCAAATGCGAGCTACGGCAATTGGAACAAGATAGATCTCCACATTGACTGCTATGGCCACTCGGCCAAAGTCATTGAGGGGAGGGTCTTACGCTGGCATCGTATTGTCCCAGCACCTGGCGGGAGCGTTTTAAGCTCCGACGTCATTGCTGAGATAAACTATGCTACGTACCGTCGCGTTCCGGATTTGCATCCCGGATTCACGAAAGTTGCACTTAAACTCGAGAATCCCTGGAAGCTGGATCGCGTGATTAACGCGGCAGCCCTAGGGATTACACGAGGAAAGTACAGCGGTAAGCAAGCTCGTAAGTTACGAACTATTCAAATAGCTCCGTAATTTATCTTGTTTACTTGTTGTGGGCGAAACCTCTTGTGAGGCTAGCTCTTTCACCCCTATCGCTCAATAGAGCGAACTGGGATCAACGCATCGTTACTAGGAGTTCCCAAACATTATGTTCGAGAATACCGTCAAACTGCGCGAAGAATCGAATACCACGGAAGTGGTAGTCATCGACGCGCAAGGACGGCGCTCACTCAGAGCGTCTGCTGACGGGTCTATCCAGCTCTCTATCGCTCATCAAGAGTCGAACGAGAACCCTGGGTGGACCAATCAGAGAACGAACGTCCGCATCACCCAGAAGACAATTCTGGAGGGTGAGGACGGAACGGTCGAGGCTTACGTTCAGTTTACGACTTCCTTTCCCAAGGAGGTCGTATCTGCTGAAGCCATCACTCAACTGACGAAGATGCTCATCTGCTTCTTGGCCCTCGGCGACAACGCCGCGGGTGCGGAGGCACTGACGTCTGATACGTTGATTGGTGTGAACCGGCTTGTTGCCGGCGAGCCCTGATCGGTGCGATCACGGTACAGAACATAACAGGAACTTCGAATTGTTAACTCAAGTAATAAACATGAGGACAATGAAAAGTCAGCCAGCGTTTTACGCTGGCTTAGTTAGTGCGATGTACCGTGATATAGCTCAATGCTATAGTGTCCCTCAGGGACAGCAAAAGGCCGAACTTCGTAAAATCGAAGAACGGTCTTCTGCCGAAGGGTTTTCGTTTTATACGAAAACCCTTCCTGCTTATGGTAAGGCGGTTGACACCGCTTTGTCCACAGGTAGACGGTTCGCTACAAAAGCCTTTTCCAAAAGGCTTTCTAATAGTGAAGTCCCCCAATTCTTGGGGTGGCTTCTTAACCGTGTGTTCACTGAGAAGGGTCGTGAGTTAGAAACTCCCGATCCCTTAGCATTGAAGCACTTCAGGCAGCTTGTATATTTACTGTACAAGCTGGAGATACCATATGAAAAGAAAACGGAAGAAACCGTTATCAGTTCATTCGTTTACACCGACGCTGAGCTGGCGCAGTACGATCTCCATGAAGAAGCAATTCTTCGTGGGGATAGTTATAGCGTCCGCCATCAGCGGATCGGTTCTGACGAGTGGCTTACCGGTGCTCGCGCAGCAATTGCGCGAGTCATTGCTCCGCTGGATCCTACAGGAATCAATCCCTGTCATGGTCCCGGAGCAGTGGCCACGGGAGAAGATATCTTAGAGAAGACATTCTTTAAGCGTATCTACTCAGAGGTTGAAAAAGTGTACCCCTTTACGGAGTACATGATGTTCAATCTCGAACACGTGGCCGAGGCCATCAAAGACGGGGATCTCGATGTAGTCTGTGAGAACATTGCTACGGCGAAAGTCGTGCTTGTTCCTAAAGATAGTCGAGGTCCTCGTCTTATCTCGTGTGAACCACTGGAAATCCAGTGGCTCCAGCAAGGTCTCAAACGCATCCTAGTGGAGCGTATTGAGTCTTTTCGGGATACATCAGGATTCGTGAATTTCACGGATCAAGGTGTCAACCGAAAATTAGCCTTGCAGGGGTCCAAGGATGGCCGGTGGGTGACCCTGGACATGAAGGACGCGTCTGACAGAGTAAGCTTGTCACTGGTTAAATACCTGTTTCAAGACAACCCTAAGTTCCTTGCTGCCTTAATAGCAACGAGGAGCGGTCAGACACGCCTCCCTAATGGTCAGATCGTGACTCTGAATAAATTCGCTCCAATGGGATCAGCATTATGCTTTCCCGTTGAGGCGTTAATATTCTGGGCCCTTTCTGTGAGTGCAATTAGATGTACCTGGCCCGAGACGGCGCGCAAGCGTCGCCTCGATCAGGTATACGTCTACGGCGATGATATCATAGTGAGTGACAAAGTCTATACAACACTCCTCCAGCATCTTCCTTTAGTTGGACTAAAGTTCAACGAGGGGAAATGTTGTACGGCGCGATTCTTTAGAGAATCGTGCGGGTGCGACGCCTATGACGGCGTCGATGTCACACCTATCAAGTTAAAGACCGTATGGTCTCCTCGCCGCTCAAACACCGCATGCCTCGAATCCTACGTTGCGTTGAGTAACGCAATGCAGGGTTTGGGGTACACTGAGACAGCGCATTACGTAGCTACCAAAGTCGAAGAAGTATGGGGTAGAATACCCTATACTAACAACTACTCTACGTCCCCGAATGGGGCGTGGGTGGCTAAGACTGCGGGCGTGGCGTGGTGCATTGACCAGGCCCTTGCATCAAAGTGCAACCGGCTCTTGCCCTTTATCCCGCGGCGCTGGAATTCAGCGCTTCACCGGGAGGAGGTAAGAACATGGTCTTCAGTTCCTCTTAAGAGGAAGACGAAGGCTGACGGTTACGCAGAGATGTTACGTCGGCAATCCGACGGGTACGGGTCTCACGGAGGTGTTTATGCGATAA